GCTTTCTTTTTATCGCTTGCACATGTAAACAATTAAGGTGTAAACCGTTTTCGCTATGATATACTTTTGTTTACAGGTTAAAATGATTAAAATAAGGATTTAAAATGCTACAAATAGACCAGTACCAATCAATAGAAATAAAGTTAAATATTAAATGTGAAAAAAGACTAGATATAGAAAAAACTATGCAAAAGAATAATATACCATGTTCTATATCTATTTATGGGTATATAAGCCCATCCATATATAGAGTGAGAATATTAGTCGCACCCCATAATCTTAAAAAATTCATGAAGAAAATAAAAAAACTAATCAAGGATTAAATTATGGCAAAGATGGAGATGAATATTCTAAACCTAAACTTAGTTAAAAACTTAATATCTGCAATTAGAGAACATCGTGATGATTTACCAATAGAATTACAAAAGAGCTTAGATGATATTGTAGAAGCTAATGAAATAGAAAAATTTAAAAATCTTACTGCGGAAAAATTCATGAACATGGTAAGAGAATCATAAAGTGGTAGCCAATGGATAACTTCACAATACAGATATGCCCTAAATGCAAGTCTAAAAAATTTGAAAAGATAAACGAGGACTTATCTATAATCTGTATATGTGGAAATAAATTCAATGCAAAAGAAGATAAATACATAACAGGTAGACTAGCCTATTTAATCCTAAATATAACCACTCGCCAAGGTTTGAATAAAATAGTTAGAGCAAACAATATCACTATTAAATCCCAAGGTGCAGGTAAAGCAAATCTATACCTCGAAAGTGATATTAAAGAAGTAGCCAAAAAAACAAATGCTCAAAGATCAAAAACAAATCCAAAACTTAAAAAAAAGATTGAGGATAAAAAAAAAGTAATTTCTAAAAAAAAAGAAGTAATCAAAAAAGACCAGGAACAAAAACCAGATGTATTAAAAAATGAACCAAAAAATACAAACTTAGATGATGAAGAATTTACACCACTAAATAAAATAGGACAAAGTGAATTTTTAAGAGTTGAAAAATTACTTATTAAAAATGGAACTTATGAAGAGGTCGATAGAAGTTTACTTTTATTTTATGCGATAAGTTATCAAAAGTATATTAATGCGGTTACTATGTCGGCTAAGAATGATGATACAACTACTGACGATTTCGGAAACTTAAAAATTCATCCATATTTCTTAGTTGCGGATAAATGCTTCACTCACATGAGCAAACTTGCTACTATGATGGGAATTGGTGTACGCAATCGCTTAAATCTTGATATTGAAAAGGGTAAAAAGAAAAGCGTATTTGATGTATTAAATCAAAAAGATGAGTTTTAAAAATGAATAAACCAAAAATATATCCACCCTCTCATTACCACAAGATAGCCAAAGAATATATAATAAAAAAAGATAAAGAACTCAGAAAAGAGGGAAAATATTACATAGATAAACAGTTAGCCATTAACTATATAAAAATAGGCAGTATAATAAAACATACAAGTGGAGACTTAGGCGGTATTAATTTTCAATTTATGGACTTTCAATTAAAAGGTATTATAGATATTTTTGGAACTAAATATATAGATGGAGAATTTAAAGGATTACGTAGGTATCAACGGGTTCTCTTTTTTGGAGCTAAGAAACTTGGCAAAACAGAGTATGGGAGTTTGATAAACCTTTTAGTATTCTTTTTAGATGACGAAATAGCAAAAGAGCATTATTCAATAGCAAGTGAAATAGAACAAGCTAAGATTTTACATAAAGCTTTTGTTACAATGATTAAACAGAATGATGAATTAGAAGAGATGGTAAAAATGACTATCAAACCTCCTAGAGTATCTAAGTACAATGGTGCATTTATAGATGAATATGAGGCACTATCAAGCACAGCAGATAGTAAAGATGGTAAAAGACCTAGTTTGATATTAATTGATGAGCCTCACGCATATCCAAATAAAGAACTGTATCAAATTATTTCAGATGGTATGGCTTCAAGGTCACAACCGCTTGAAATATTTATGAGTACTGCGGGATACAATCTCCAAGGATTTTTCTATCGTGAAATATATCAATACGCTAAAAAACTAAAGCAAGGAATAATAACGGACGAAAGATTTTATAATGTGATGTTTGAGCCAGACGATGAAGATTTAGAAGATGATAATTATTGGAAAAAAGAGAGTGTATGGCATAAGTCTAATCCTAACTTAGGAGTAAGTCCTACGTTTAGCTACATGAGAGGTAAAGTAGTCCTTGCTGAGCAATCTGAAGAGGCACTAATATCTTTCAAGACCAAACATTTAAACGTATTTTGTGACAAAGCCACAGTATGGATTAAACACTCTGTATGGACTGCAAATCAAACACCAATAAATGAAGATGATTTTAAAGGGCGATTGTGTTACGCTGGACTTGATTTATCATCAGTAATAGATTTATCATGTTGGTGCTTGATATTTCCTAAAGATGAGGGCGGTTACGATATTTTACCTCGTTTTTTTATACCAAAAGACCAGATGCGAGAGAGAGTAAGACGTGATAAAGTTCCATATTTTGACTGGGTAAAAGAGGGATTAATCATAGTAACAGAGGGAAATGTGATTGATTATGACTTTATAGAGGCTCAAATACATAAAGATTGTGAAAAATTTAATGTGAAAATGTGTGCTTATGATAGATGGAATAGCTCGAGCTTAGTCACAAATCTTACAAATGATGAGGTAGTGGACTTGATTCCATTCGGTCAAGGTTTTGCTTCAATGTCTACACCAACTAAACAAATAGAGGTTTTATCACTCCAAAATAAGTTAAATCATGGAGATAATCAAGTTTTAAACTGGAATATATCAAATGTAGTATTAAAACGTGATCCAGCGGATAATGTAAAAATTGATAAAGAAAAATCAACTGAAAAAGTAGATGGCGGTGTTGCATTGGCTATGGCGATAGGAATAGCAATCAAAGACGTTGAAGAGAAAGAGGAAGAGAATGTATATGAGGGTAGAGGAATGAGAATATTATAAAATATGATATACTTTTGCAGATTAAAAAAAGGCATAAAATGAAATTGTTTAGATATATATTACTAAGTATATTGTTATTTAGTGGACTATTTGCAGAAAATACAGCATACGACCAAGTACTAGAAAACGACTCATGGAAAGATAAAGTAAAAGTAAGATTAGTCGAAAATAACGATAGTACTTATTCCATATCTCCTAATTTATCAGATGGTTCAGGTAATCCAATATCATCAATAGATGGAAATTTAGATGTTGGTAATTTTTATCTAAATATTGCAAAAGGTAATGTTACCGGGCATAAATTAAAATCAAAATTTGGTAGAAATCCAACAGTCGGAACAAGTGGATTTGATACGATATGGAATGGTGGAGGAAGCTATACCGGATTTGATGCTACAGGTGCGGAAATAGTATCTATAGTATCTTCTAGCGATGACGATAACTCAACAGGAACAGGACTAAGAACCATTAGAATATGGGGGCTAGATGCAGACTACTTAGAGCAAACAGAGGATATAATCTTAGATGGTACGAATGAAGTTAACTCAACATTATCATATATAAGACTAGATACGGTAAAAGGTTTAGAAGCAGGTACAGGCAGAGTAAATGTAGGAAACATAACAATAAGACAAAGTGTTACAACAGCGGTTATATTCGCAGTAGTTCCAGCAGGGTATAATTCATCCATGATTGCAGCTTATACTGTGCCAGCAGGAAAAAAAGGCTATCTAGTCGCTCAAAGGGCAGGTATATCTAATAAGCAAGCGGCGGCAGTTGCGATAAGAATGCAAGCGAGGTCACCTGGCTCAGTCTTTACAGTTCAAGGGGAAGCAGCCTTAAACTCACTAGGGGTAGGATTTATTGAGATGGTTTTTGCTATTCCAAGGGAAATTCAAGAAAAAACAGATATTTATATAGAAGCCGAAGCAAGTGCAACTGTAGCGGTATCAGCATTTTTTGATATTCTTTTGGTGGATATAGAAGAATAAAAATTATCGTATTTTAAAAATTTATGATACAATAACGCAATAAGACCAAATTACCTTTTAGGGAAATGGCACATACAACGAGCATGAAATTATTGCTTAAAGGTAAAAAATGAATCCTACTAAAGATATATTAATATTTTTCTTCATTGTTATGGTATGTGTTGCAATATCCGCACTTGGTGTATACTTACTTGATGAAAAAATAGCTAAACTATATCTAGGATTCTCACTTTCAGCAATCCCACTAATCGCAATCATATCAATAATCTATAGCCAAATGAGAACCAAATGAGTTTCTTTGGTGGAGTATGGGATTCAAGCTCATCAAGCGATGATTTTCTAAAACTATTCAATGGTGCAGCAGAAACATCAAGCGGTGTAAGAATAACAGCAGATTCAGCACTAAGAAATTCAGTCGTATTTGCTTGTAATCGTGTTTTAAGTGAATCAATATCAAGCCTACCTTTAGTGCTTTATAAAGAAGATGATAAAGGGAATAGAGTTAAAGCAAAAAACCATCCTTTATATAAATTACTAAATAGCAATCCAAACAAAGAAAATACCACTATGCAGTGGCGTGAAACTATGATAACTAATCTTAATTTAAGAGGTAATCATTTTACTCAAATAATCCGAAATAGAAAAAACGAAATAGTTTCATTATGGGGATTAGATACGGCTAGAGTAAGTGCTAAACGACTTGAAAAAACAAATGAAATTGTATTTATATATGATATGGGAACTAAAAAAGCACCTCTTAAATTTGATGAAGTTTTAAATGTAGCCGGATTATCACTTGATGGAATAAACGGGATAAGCCCTATCGCATATAATAGAGAGTCATTAGGGGTTTCAGTAGCATTAGAAGCTCATGCAGGTTCATTCTTTAAAAATAGTGCTAGTCCATCGGGTATTTTTTCTATCGAGGGCGAATTATCAGATACATCATTTAATAGAATGAAAAAAGACTTTGATTCAAGCTGGACTGGAATGAAAAACAGCAACAAGCCAATGGTTTTAGAGGGAGGAGCAAAATTCTATCCAATAACTATGACAAATGTTGATAGTCAATTTTTAGAAGCTAGAAAGTTTCAAAAACAAGATATTTCAGCTATTTTTAGAGTTCCATTACATATGATAAACGACCTTGAAAAAGCAAATTATAATAGTATAGAGCAGTTGTCACTAGGTTTCGTAATTTACTCACTAACTCCATCTTTAATAAGAATTGAACAATGTATGCAGCGTGATTTATTGACCAAGGAAGAAAGAGCCGAAGGTTATTATATTAAACATAATTTATCAGCACTTCTAAGAGGTGATATTAAAGCAAGAGCCGAAATGTATGATAAGTTTACTAAAAATGGAATATTCACTATTAATGATGTTCTTAAGCTTGAAGATATGAATGAAGTTCCAGAGGGTAATAAAAGATATATTCAAATGTCATATACAACAGTTGATAATGTCAATGATGGAAAAAATTTAAAACAAGAGGTAAAAACAAATGATTAGGATATTAAATTATTTAAGAAGTCCATTTGTGATAAATCTACCAAAAGCATCAAGCTTTATAAAGGGGTTAAAAAATGCTTAATATTTTGACAGAGTATCCGTGGGCTATTACTGAAAAAGCTCTAAAAGAGATAATCACAGCAGTACAAAAATTTGATATAAAAAGTGCAAATGGCAGTCCATACTCTACATCAGCATCGGAGAGAGTTCAAATTATCGGAAATATTGCAGTTATTTCTGTAAAAGGTTCAATCTTTAGATATTCAAATATTTTTACAGATTATTACAATCTTACAACTGTTGATAACTTAAGTGAAGATGTAGCTTTTGCAGAAAATCATAGAGATGTTGACAAAGTAGTTTTCTATGTAGATAGTGGAGGCGGTCAAGCAAATGGCATAAGTGAGTTTACTCAAAAAGTTTCACAAATGCTAAAGCCTACTACTTCTTATATCTCTGGAAGTGGTGCGAGTGCTGCTTATTGGATAGCAAGTGCTACAGATAATATAGTTATTAGTAAAACGGCAATCGCTGGAAGTATTGGTGCGATGTTAGAGATTTATGATGATTCTGAAATGTTAGAAAAATTTGGAATAAAAAAAACAGTTTATAAATCAAAAGTATCGCCAAATAAAAACAGCGATACAGAACTCCAAACAATCGTTGATAGACTAGGTGAAGAGTTCGTTACAGATGTAGCAAAAAATAGAAATGTATCTTTTGAATATGTTTTAGAAAATTATGGTCAAGGAGGTTTATTTGTTGGAGAAGATGCAGTAAATGCAGGGTTAGCGGATAGTGTGGGAGTTTTTGAGGATGTGTTATCTTCTTTAAAAACCGAACAAACAAACATTAATAGTAGTGTATCTACTAAACAAAAACAAATTGACTTATTAAATATGGAGGTAAGCAAATGAATTTACAACAATTAATAGCAGCGAGAGCTACTAAAGTTGCAGCAATGCAGGCACTACTAGATGGTGCAAATGGAGCTGATTTATCAGCAGAACAAACAACAGAGTACGACACATTGATGGCGGAACAAGAGGCTTTGAAAGGTCAAATCGTAAGAGCTGAAGCACAAGTAGCTTTAAATGCTGAGATGAACGCACCAACGTCAACACCAATTCATGCACCAGTTGCAAAAGAGGTTTTAGATGTTGAGTTAGTTGATGAAAAAGAGTTTAAAAACCTTGGTGAGTTTATGAACGCTGTAAAAGCTGGTGGTTCAGATCCAAGATTAAATTTTGTTTCTGCACAATCAATGGGCAATGGTTCAGAGGGTGGATTTTTAGTACCTCAAAAATTTGGAGAAATGATTACAGCATTTACACCAGAGATGTCATTTATTAGAGCAGGTGCAACAGTTATCCCGGGTGGCGAAAATCCAGATGCTGAGATTTCTTTTCCAGCATTAGATCAAAGCGGTGATAAAGGTGTTTATTCTGGTGTAGTTACTACATGGGTTGAAGAGGGTGCAGAAATTGATGAAACTTCATTTTCATCAAGAGAAATTAAAATGGCACCAAAAGCAGTCGCTGGATTTATTGCATTTTCTAATAAGTTACTTAGAAATACAGCAGCAGCTTCTACACTTGGAACAATGCTGTTAAGACAAGCAATCGCAAAAGCTGAAGAAGATGCTTTTATTGGTGGTGATGGAGTTGGTAAACCTCTAGGTTTCTTAGGTCATGCTTCTGCAAAAGCTATAAATAGAGATACAGCAGATACTGTTAAATATACTGATTTAACTGCAATGGTTCAGAATCACAAAGGTGATATGAAAGAATGGGTTATATCTCAAACTTTATATCAAAAAATTGCAGAAATGGTAGACCCTAACAATGGGTTAATCTTTACAAATGGTGTTAATGGGGTATCCCCAATGATGTTAGGTTTTCCTGTTAGATGGTCAGAGAGAACTCCTACAATCGGGGTTAAGGGTGATATTATGCTACTTGACTTATCTTATTACTATATAAAAGATGGTTCAGGGATTGTTATTTCTGCAAGTGAGCATGTTCAATTCACAAAAGATAAAACTTTATTTAAAGTGATTTCAAATGTTGACGGTCAATCGTCAATGAATACAACATTAAAATTAGAAAATGGTAGTACAGTATCACCATTTGTAATTCTTGATGTACCATCAGCGTAGGGAGCTAAGTTATGGCAACAATAGCAGCGACACAATCAGGTGGTTCGGGGGTAGTTTCTATTACTGAAACTACTCTCGGTGCAAGTGATA